CCCGCGAACATATCGCGAATCACATTCACGCCCTGCACTGACTCGGCACTGACGATGTCCAGATACGCCGTAATCTGCCGGCCTTCGATGGAGTGGGTGGTGGAAATGATCATGGAGGTCGTCCTTTTACATGCCGGATAAAACCGCGATTGTAATGCCCTAGCAAAGGGATGCCGAACCGATCTCTGTGAGCAAAAAAATCCGGACGCCAGAATGCACAAAACCCCTGGCTTCTTTCGAAACCAGGGGTTTTGTTTACATCGAATTTGGCGGTGAAGGAGAGATTCGAAACTACCCGCAAAGTTACTATGATTAAGAAAGCATAGGATTTACAAGGGCTACAAGCGCGCTATCGTCTCAAAAATCGGAGCGTGCCAGTCCCATGGCAGTCCCATGGGTTTGTGGACCAACATATCGCGGGAGAGCAAAAAACAGCATCCGAGCCAATTTATGTTGAGGCATGGGAAAAAGGTAATATATTGGTAATGCGGTGAAGCAGATGCCGGTTGAAGCCTTTGAAACCGGGACGTTCGTGGGTATAGGTAAAAGGTAATAATAAGGTAAGGATCAGGTTAGAAAATTACCTTTCCTATGAGTAATTCCTGATAGCCCTCAAACCCAGTAAAATGGGGCCCTTCAAAAATTATTACCCTAACTCTTACCTAAAATTACCTCTTAAGGTAATGACCGAAGGCTAAGCCCCACAAGGGCTGTAGCCCATTTCTACGCCTCGCTTAACAAAATTACCTTTTCCCCAGCCCACGTCTGAAAAATGGCCAAGGCGAAGCCCCTCTTCGAAGTTTTTCGCATCATGCGATTTGGCACTGGTAACAAGGCAATTCGTGGTGACGCTGTGCAATACCGGAAAATACCGGAAAGCCAAGCTGGCTGAGCCTTTCAGCCGTTTTGCAAGCGGACCGGCCGGTGCCGGATTCCCAGCTGGTGCGATCAGCTCCGAAAATGAAAACAGTCTGTGCAGTAAGTTTTTCAGGTCGTAGTCCCAGCACGCCGGGCGTCTCGATCCGCAGGCCAACTCCTCGACGCTCCGTAGCGCAGAGCAACGCCTTTGCTCTTTTTTGCAAAACCTTGCACTGCGTGCAATCGCTACAACGCCAACAGGCCCCGCAGCAGGCCTAGGCACAGCAGGTGTTTGCACCGCTCTGGCCTTTGCACAAAAAAGGGACGAAGAGCCCGTCGGCGGGAGGGGGATAAGTGTTTTTTTGAGAGGTTTATTCCGTGCAAAGCCAAATTCCGCCGTACGCTTTTCAAATTCCTACCAAATCTCCCAGGATGCCTTTTCCACTCAGCACCGATGAATTTGCCGAACTACTGAGACCAGCGCCACGAGAGCATAAGGGACGATTCCGACAACCTAAAAAACGCTACGGCCGACCTCTACACAAATGAAGTCGAAATCGGGTAATCTTGAAGCTAAATCTAAGCTTGGCGAATCAAAATGGCGAAAAGAAACTCACCCACGGAATCGGGCGATGAACTCCCGTTTGAAGTCAACTTCATTGAACAGGCTGAATATATTGACTCTGAAATTTTCGCAGAGCTAACTATTGATCATCCCGAAGAAGAAGCTATTCTCCGAAAACTCATGGGCGGAGGTGCAAAACTTCTAATTGGTCCCCGCGGTTGCGGAAAAAGTACTTTGATGCTCAAAGCCTTTCATCAAATGCTGAATGGACCAAACCTGCAAACGCTCCCCGTATATGTAAACTTCAAACTCGCTCTGAAGGTTGAACCTTTGTATAGCAAGGGTGCTAATGCACCGTTTTGGTTTAAAGGCTGGCTAACATTAAAGGTCATCGAGGCATTGCTTGCCACTCTAGAAAAAATTGACGGTATCGACATACCCGATCTTTTTCCCAAGAAGGAGCTAATTGAAAGAACACTTGTAAAAATAGAGGCCGGAGCAACTGAGGAAGCTGAGATTGAAAACTTCAGTATTAACTTCCTACAACGAATCATCCACGAAATACTTGAACGCAACGATATAAATCGCTGCGTGCTTCTGATCGATGATGCTGCACACGCTTTCTCAGAAAAACAGCAAGAAGATTTCTTCGACTTCTTCAGGGCTGTAAAATCTAAATCTATATCTCCGAAAGCAGCAGTGTACCCAGGCGTAACCTCTCACTCCCCATCGTTCCAAGTGGGTCATGATGCGGAACAAATCGACGTATGGGTTAAGCCATACGGTGAAGATTACGAAGAGTTCATGCTCAAATTGGCGCGCAAACGCTTTCAAGGCACTCCAATTAGCCTAGTCGATGAAAACGTTGAAGATGTAGTGTTTCTTGCATATTGTTCATTTGGTATTCCTCGAGCTTTCCTAGGCATGCTCAGGGCGATTTATAACTCGCCAGAGTCCTACTTCAACTCTGATGGTTCGCTATCAAAAACAAAGGTTCTCTCTTTATCTCGTAGCGGCAAAGAAATGTCGCACAGAGTGTACTCGTCACTAGAGGCAAAACTGCCGTCACTTAAAAGCTATGTCGAGAATGGCGCCTTTATACACCGCTCACTTTTGGACAGTATTAAAGAGTTCAACTCAGGAAAAACCAGCGCTGAACAGACAATGCAGTTTGGAATTAGGAGCCCATTAGATCCAAACCTTGAGAAGGTTGTCAGTTTCTATCAATATGCCGGGCTAATAATGCCAATCGGAGAATTTTCTCGTGGCGAAAATGGAGTATTCCAAGTTTTTGAGTTTCATATCGGCGACCTAGTTACAGACAACGCCATTGTAGGCCGAAGAACCAAATCTGTTGCTTTATTTCTTGAAGTTATGCGAGCCAAGAAAAACTCAGCATGGCCAAGAACATACTCAAACAAAATTTTAGAAGCCACCAAATTAAACGGGTCGGATTTTAAAATCTCGCTCCCGCAATGCCAAGTGTGTGGAAAAGAACGAACCGCTCCAGAAGCACATTTTTGCTCATACTGTGGTTCACGTCTTAGGTCCTCATCTGCATACGAGCACCTCGCGGATCAAGACATTTCCGTACTGGAAATATCCTCTGCAATAAAAGATAGGATTAAGAAAAACTCTCAAATTAGGAAAGTTCGTGACATCCTGATCGATAGCAGCCGTGAACAACTGATGAAAATTAAGTACATCAAAAAAGCTAGAGCGGTGAAAATCGTTGGTGCTGCTGAGGAGTATGTTTCTTGACAGTTCAAATGAAAGTAGAAGATTTTGTTTGCACCGCTCCTGCGACCGCAACATTATCTGGCATGAACAATTGCATACGCGAAGTTGACATGCCTTCCGCAATAGATTTTTTTGTCCAGAACTCCAGGCAAATAATTAAGTATGGCACGCCATATCGACTTAAGAAAATGAATGGCCTAGGAGGACTTTTACTACTTGGCTTAATTTCATCTGCTGAAGGTTATTTCCGCTCAATACTTTCTGGAGCGCTAGACATTTGTCCAGTATGTAAAAGCACAGCCGCGGAAAAGCAAATAAATTTAGGCGGCGCACTTTGGCATGGAAAAGAAGAATTCCGAAGAAGTGCGTTTGAACACATGTCTTTCGCATCTAGCAAAGAACTTAAAGCGGCTACCAACGGGTTTCTTGGCTTTGAATTGAAAGGAAGCGTTTTCAATAGTGTACTTAAAGACTTTGACACGATCTGTCATCTGCGACACGGTCTGATTCATAATGCTGGTATTCTTCCGGGCAGAAATGCTGTCCAGATCGACATTCAGTCCTACTCTAAACCTGTTGAAATACGCATAGATTATGCATTCCTCCAAAATGCAGCGGCAACGCTCGAGTCGCTAGTATTCACTTTGAATAGAGCCTTATTTTCAGAGATGTGTGACAGATGGGCCGGGGCTTGGCGACAAAGATCTGACTGGAAACCAGCTGAAGAGGTAAGAAAATTCATGCAGATATGGGACATTTTCGCTTGCGAGACCGAACTCGCCATTCGCCCCGACAATGTCAATATTACACCTGCAACATGCATGACTAAAGTTAAGGCGGAACACAATATTTAAATTTCATGTAACCGAAGGCGCCGCGCGCCTTCAAAACGTGATAGAAATCATATTTTCATTTAGCAATTTAGCCATATCAGCGTTGCTTTTGAACACTTCGGAATTATTGGGCACCGGTACAGCTCCGTGAGTATGTTCCGCCAACTGATTATTCATGTTCCTTACTAAGTCTAGCAGTTCGCAAACCAATTGCAGTACATTCAGACTATCTGAGCCAATCCAAGTTTTTTGGGCAACAATTCTTTGACTATCCGCGGCAACGCTTTCACGCGAGCCTTCAACTCTTTCTTGCATATCCCCCCCCTACGATCGTATTGAACTTTTGTCCCACAACTAAGTTCAAGTCACGTCCGGTTGCCTGATGCAAATCATCCACCGCCGCTAGGCTAGCCGACCCGCCCGACAGCAATTTGACCGCGCCCAGCGCCTCGATCTTTTTCACACCACCCACCGTCTCGGTCGAATGGTCGTCAACGGCCCGCGTGTGGCTCTGGAACTGCTCGCGGTTGTCCAGGGCTTCAACCTCACGCTCGATCGCTTGATCCCGGATCTTGCCATCGGTCTGGCGTAACCAGTTGCCGTCGGCGTCGACGCGCTGCTGTGCCGCGCCGCTGTGCTGCCACACCTGGTCGCCTTTCGGCACCTTGGGCATGCTCAGGCCGTGCGGCAAGATCGATTGTATGTAGGGCTTGTTCGGCAGGCCGTAGGCGAAACACACCACTACTCGCGTGCCTTCCTCCGGAAAGGCGTAAATGCCCATTTCCTCGCCACCGGTGGGCAGTGGCAGGGGAACGCCGGACAGCGGCGGCATGGTCGGATCTGGCTCGTCGTCCGGGCCTAGAACAACGATGTCCACCGCGTAGCGCGGACGGAAGTCGTCACAGATCCCGGCGTCCGCCGGCGCATCGGCTACGGCCGTAACCTTAGCGAAGCGCGGCAAGTGGTAACTGCCGGTGAGTTCGGGAAACTGGCGCTCTACAGCGCGGCGGATTGCGTCTTCCATCGGATAGCCATCTGGTCATTGGCGAGTGCCACACTGGTGACACGTTCGCCGGCGTTGATCGTTGCACCCGGTCGCAGGCCACCATTGCGCTCTGGTTGCCCTGGTAGCCGTCGAACAGCTCCGTGGGGATCTGCAGCGCCGCCCGGGCGCCAAAAAAACTATCGGCCCAACTGCCGGCGAACACCTCGCCGTTGCCCAGCTGGTGCCAGGTGAAGTCGGGAATACTGAACACTCGGGCCAGGTTGTCCATGGCCTGGTATCCGGCAGCAAGGCTGTAGAAGTAAGGCACCTTCACGCCGGCGTATGGCCGATCGGGAACGCGAAAGCGCAGGCCCGTCTGCTCGCTGATGGCAGCCAGCACAGCGCGCAGATCGACATGACGCAGGTTCAACGGCAACGGTTGGCCAGCACAGCAGCCAGCTCACGGCAGAACAGCACCTGCTCTTTGGCATTGGCGGCGGTGCAACGCTCGACGTAGCCGATGAAGTGGCGCTGCAGCGTGCGGTCGTTGTAGCCGATATCCAGCGTCACCAACCCTTTCAGCGGCTCAGCAAACTGAACGGTGAAGTTCGCCCGCCCGGGACTGGTGGCGTCCAGCCGAACGTCTTCCTTGACCAGGCGAACAGGCGCGCCATTGATCGATAGAACCTTGTGAAGTCTCACGTCTGCTCGCTCCCCAGCCACTTATCCACGCGGCCCAGCACCTTTTCAAAGCCGCTCAGTTCCGGGTTCGTGTTCCTGAACAGCAAAAGCGGTCTGCCACACGCCAACGACTTCGTGGTCCGCGACCGTTTCTTCAAGGCACAATTGCTCGCGGCCGGGGTGCGATATCGCGGCCCCGGGCAGTGCCGGCACACCTACGCCAGTCAACTGCTGACCACCGGTGTGGCGTCGATCGACTGGATCGCCGAACAGATGGGCCACACCAACGGCAACATGATTCGCCAGCACTATGGGACGTGGATCAATGAGGACGGACCGGATGTAGTAGGGATGTTGCAACTGGCCTTAAAACTATCACCGCTCACAGCTCCACACTGAATCCGGTGATGCCCATCGTTTCGGCAAAACGCCCCACGGCCGTCAAGCTTGCCCAGGTGCGCAGCGGCTCACGTCGGGAGCGCACTGGTACCAAGCGCACCGTGGGACTGCCCAGGCGTACGGAGAGGGTCCACTTTGTGTTATCCCCATTCACTCGGCCCACCACGGCCTCCCGGATCGCGTGCTGGCTGACCAGGGCTCGCAGGGTGTCGGACTGGATCGCCTCGCCAATCACTTCCCCTCCCCCATCAGCAGCTGCTGCAGCAGCTCGGCCAGCTCGCGCCAGAACGCCAGGCCGCCCTCAAGGCGATAGCGGGCCGCGTTACGGTCACGGGTGCTCATGGCTCGGCCTGTTCTTCAGCGGCAGTCAGGCGCCGAGTAGCCAGCAGAAAGGTTTCCATCAGTTGGCAGCTGATGATGCCGTCTTCTTGCAGGGTGATCAGCCCGGCATCGGACAAGGCCTGTGCATAGGCCTTGCCCTGGTGGTAGTGCAGGGAAACCTGTTCCATGGTTTGGGCAGTGCGTAGCTGTTGCAGGCGCTCCTCGCAGCGGTGTTTTGTTTGGTCGTTGGGGTACTTGGCCTGTACGTCGAAGGCGGTCGGGGTGTCGCTCATAGGGCTCTCCTGTTCGGTATAGGGTCGGGCACCGTGTAAAACCAGCGTGCCGGGGGTCGGTAGGCCAGTCTATGGCGTGTTGGTTGCCGTGGGCAATCAAAAAGGCCCCCACACCTGGGCCAGGTGGGGGGGGGCCGATTGAACATAAACGGCGTTATCAGAAACGCGGCGGCGGAGCCACTTCGCGCTGGAAGCCGCCACCTTCTGGCAACTGGCTTGCTGGCTTGGCCTCGGTCGTATTGCCCATATGGTATTCGGCATATTGGCTGTTGCCGTCCTGGCATACACACACCGCCAGAATGACCCACCCCTTATCCAGCAGACCTTGGGCCTGGGTGACGCCGTTCACGGTCTTCAGTTGTTTCACGTCTTCAATGGACATCGGTGCTGCTCCTTTTGTGGAATGGCCATTGTACCGAGCCAGTCAGCGGCGGGGGTTCCTTTCTATTCGTTACTCGTAACGCGGCGGGTCGATTTATTTTCGGTTTTTCGTCATCGGATTGGTCAGGTCGACATCGAGGACATGTAAATAGTCGGTACCTAAAAAAAACCTTTCCATGATCGACTATCTCTCATTCCTCTTTCTGTCCCTTCAAATTCTGGCCCTCGACTGGGCCGACCAGGTCAAACCTTACAGTCCCCTGTTCCCGGTCCTGAGTGTTCTGGTGGCCATTGTCGTCGGTGGATTCACCGTGGCCAACATCATTCACCACTGGTGACCTCGATCCCCCACTGGATCCGGTGGGGGATTTTTCTACTAGTTCTATCCACCTGTAGTCAAAAGCCGCAATCGAACGAAGGCGATCGGAGGCGACACTTAGAAACCGGGCAATTCAAAACCAGCTTACTTGCCCCTTCTTCGAAGCAAGTCGGACCCGGCAACAATTTGGTCATTGGAAAGCGCGGGGAACCAGCGTTTTGGTGAATACACCTGATGTCTACTGAATGACATTGTTCTCGAGTTTATGGCGGCGATCACCTTGGGATGTGCTTGCGCATAGCCTTCCTCGCCATCGAATGTACCGACCAAGGCTAGGTTTTGCGTAAGAGGAAATATCACCTCGGTGTCAGTTGCTCCGAACCCCGGACTGTTTCTATAAAACGGAGGTACATTTTCCGGGTGCCGCCAGCTCAGTGCTACTGGCCAATCACTTGAGATGAAGTGTCCATCAATGGGTGTTGCGCGATAAAGCATCCAATTCCTTTTGGCGAGCAGCTCCAGCGCTGTCTCATGCATTTTTTCCTCTAAGGACAAGTGATGCTCAGTAGAGACATCGATTTTGTACTCGCCTTTGTCCAGAAACACTTTCATCTGCTCGTAGGAGATATCGTTGTTGATGGCTACCCCGTCGCGTTTCATATCAGAGTTGACCTGATCGTAGGTTTCTCGCTTATGAAGAACCATGTCCATTGTCAGTTTTGCTATTTTTTCATGGAACTGTCGGGTGGATTCTCTACGAACCGGATGACGGGTGGCCAACAATGCCATCAAATTAAGGATGCAAGTTTTGGGTTCGCCCGCGAACTCATTACTGGTTTCGATGCGGCCCACGGCAGGCACGATCAGCGACTCAAACTTGCCCATTTCAGATTCCACGAAATCGCTCGGCCAGCCAGGCACAGCGATTCGATTGAAGTCCCTGATGGCGCAGACATTGCGGGGGATGGTTTCGAAGCTGTCGCCCGTCGAAACATCGTAGACACTAAGCTTGGATTTTTTCGACCCGCCGTCAGTAAATGCACGCAGATAGGCCTGTGGAATATAGTGGTGATTCCTCGCCTTATTGCTCATTGCCATGTCTTCTTTTTGGAAGTGCTTACTTCAGGAGGCGTCCCGGCAGGTGACATCGTTCCGGCACGATCGTTGGAGGAGTCAGCTGTGTTTGCAGACTCAGGTGACGATCTAGGACCGACGTAGTCGCATGATCGCATTTGTAATCGCCTTCGCGTTTGTGTCCAGAGTTTCCAAAGCCACGACTGCGTTATCTGCGGCAGTCTCAACGCCGTTCTCTGAAAGCCACTTCGTGACCTCTTCTATTGCCGCTCCCAGGGCATGCTGGTTGTGCAGAAGCAATGTCAGAGCATCTGCCGTGGCGATTTTGGAGTCTGAGTTATCTGGCATGAAGCCGTCCTTGAGCGAGGGATTTGAAGAGCCTAGTTCATGTCAGCCAGATCATGCCCAACCGCTCATTCATTAGGCTACGTTTCCGCACCAGGATCGAGCGCCAGTCCCATATCAGTCCCATATGGCTATTTTTCAGACGCCAAAAACCACAAACCCCCGACTTTCTCTAGGAAAATCAGGGGTTTATGTTTTACAAATTTGGCGGTGAAGGAGAGATTCGAACTCTCGATACAGTTTCCTGTATACACACTTTCCAGGCGTGCTCCTTAAGCCACTCGGACACTTCACCGTATCTCTTCAAACATGTTCTGTCTGTCGAGGCGCGC